GTTCCGCCAGCGGTGATGTCGCTGAGAGTGGTGAAAACGCCAGACGAATCCATTGACGCAATTGTCGTTCCGCCGTATTTAAAGATCAACTTTCCACCGGACTCTTGTATGGTGAAGTTGGAAGTCACCAAATTTGTGGCGTTTGTTGCGTTCGTTGCATTTGTGGCGTTTGTTGCGTTCGTTGCATTTTGAACTGCGGTGGCGCCAATTACAGACACCACTTGAGCCGCTGAAGCCGCAGTAAATGCGCTGGTGCCGTTGCCGTACGCCAAACCAGTCAAAGTGGCCACACCAGAACCACCGTTTGCCACAGGAAGGGTTCCCGTCACTTGACTTGTCAGGCTCACGTTAGAGAGCGTGCCGCCCAGAGTCAAACTGCCAGAAGACGTTACAGTGCCAGTAAGGGTGATGCCATTCACCGTGCCGGTGCCGGAGACTGAAGTGACTGTGCCGCCCGGGTTAGACGAGTTGATGGTGATGCTACCAGCCGCATTGGTGATGCTGATGTTGGTACCCGCAGTCAGCGTGGTTCTGGTAAAGCCTGTCCCGTTACCAATATCCAGAGCGCCGTTGGCCGGAGTAGAGGTTAGCCCCGTGCCGCCGTTTGCAATCGGCAGAGTTCCGGTTACACCAGTCGTCAAAGGTAAGGAAGTGCAATTGGTCAAATTACCCGATGTGGGGGTACCAAGCACTGGGGTGGTCATGGTGGGAGATGTAAACGTCGGTGACACCATGTAATTGGTGGCAATCACAATGTCCGTGCCGTTGCAGACCAGAAGAATCTTTGCCGCCGCCGGGACGCTCACACCTGTTTGACCGCTGACTTTGACGGTAACCGCGCCGGTCGAGTTGTTGTAAATGAAGTACAACTTTTTGTTAGCGGGAACCAGCAGGTTGGTGTTGGTGCCCCCGGTGCCAGTCAACTCAATGAACATGTTACGGGCAACGCCCGTCAGACCGTTGGGGATCGTGATGGTCGTATCCGTGCCGGTGGCGACAGCCTGAGTGACATACCCAGAGATGGCCTGTTCAACCAGAGTCCCAAGGTTGGTGTTGGTGGTTGAACCCCAAGTACCGGCCTGATCGCCGGTGCCAATCAGTTCAAGTGCAAGATTTGTAGAGTAAGTGCTTGACATGTTTGTTCCTTACTGGCCGTCGTTGATCACCGTCCAACCGGGGTTTTGAGCATCGTTGACCACCTGCCAATTTGGCGTTTGGGGGTCGCTGGCAATTTGCCAGTTTGCCACTTCTGCGTTTTGAATCTTCAACCATCCCGATATGGTTGGATTGTCCAACAAGGTGGCGTTTTCTGCAATTGAGGCCAAGAACGATGCTTGTGCCGTCCGAACGTCGTTTGAAGTTAGCGCCTCAGAAATGGCCACGGCAAAGCCAGCGGTAATTGCCCGTGCATCAGCAGAATTCAAATTTTCAGTGACGGTTGCGGTAAAGACCTGAATGATGGTTTCAAGGTCAGCCAACGTCGTGGCTTCTGTGATGGCGGCGGCAAACTGCGCAGAAATGCTGGGGGCGTCAGCAAAAGTACTGTTTTCTGACACCGATTGGACAAATTGAGCAGTCACAGTCCGCACATCGTTTAGACTGGAGTTTTCCGTTATCGTCTGCCCAAAAGCGTACGCCTGCGTGCTTGAGTCCGCCAGCGTTTGATCTTCCGTCAACGACTGCAAAAATGCAGAGTAAACCTCGTATGTATCCGCTGGGTTGGAGTTCTCTGTTCGGGACACCGCAAATTGAGCCGCAATCGTCGGAGTATCCGCCGGGTTTGAGTTTTCGCTGATTGATTGCAAGAAGGCTGACTGTTGGGTGCTGGAATCCCCTGCCGTCAAAGTCTCCGTCACCGAACCAAAGAACAGCGCGGCCAAAGAGTTGTCGTCGTTAGACGTGATCGGCTCAGTGATCGACTGCAAAAAAGCATACAACTGACTGCTGGCATCTGCCGAATTGACATTCTCAGAAATGGAGAAGGCAAAGAGGTTCGCCGCTTGCGATGCAAACGGTGTCTGGGCAAATGATCCAGCGCCAAACAGCATTACCTGAACCTCGGGCCACTAAACCACATGGTGGCGGAATACCGGGTGCCGCTCAGAATTGGCGTCACTCGATGCTCAAGAATCGCCGGAAAGGCAATCATGGTGCCTTTTTTGAGTTGAGCGTTGTAGTCGTTGTAAAGGCGAACCTCAAAGTCGCCGCCTTCAAATTCATCGTTCAACAGGCACACGACCGTGATTTTGCGGTCTTCCGGCTTGCCGCACAGGGTGAACGTGTCGGTGTGCCATGTGTAATGGTGACCCGGATTGTATTCAGCAAACTGCACCCGCTCAGACCCTGTGACATGGTAGTCCCACTTGCAGGTCTTGTTGGCCTCCATTGCAAACCGCTCAAAGATACCTTCCAACCAGTACCCGGCTTCGGCAAAATGCACCTTGGTCTTGCGGGTTCCGTTGTTGGTTTGCGCTCCATCAACACCCATCGTGGCTTCTGCGGTTTCTTTGACATGCAGTTCGCTGACAACGCGATCACACATCTCGTCACCAAGTTGACCCATGTACCAAATTGGGAGGTGGCTCATTCTTTATCCTTTAATTTGGCTTCCAAAGCCAAAACCCGTTGAGCCAGTTTAACGCAGGCCACCAGCGCGGCGTTGCCATAAGCCACAGCCAACAGATTGGTCGCCGGATTTTTGATCACAGCCTCTGACAGAAACTTTTGAAGTCCTTGCGCGGACACACCAACCTGCGTTTCGTTGATGTCAATGCGATCAAAAATACCGTGTTTCAACCCAGAGAGTTGCTCAAGGAAGTTGTCTGGCAGATCACGCCAGTTCATCTTCAAAGACTCATCCGAGTTGGCAATAAATGAGCCGCCGCAGGTCAGGTTTGTTCCGTTGAAAGTCAAGTTGGCGGAACCTGCCGCAGAACCAAGGTTGTTGTAGATCACCTGAGTGTTTGAGCCAGCCACTGGGCCGGGAGCACCTGTTGGGCCAGTCGGCCCTGTTGGGCCGGGAGCACCTGTCGGGCCGCTAGGCCCTGTAGGCCCTGTAGGGCCGGTTGGTCCCGTTGCGCCGGTAGGGCCGTTTGGAATGCCAAAGTTAAACGTTGCGGCGGATGAAGTTCCACTGTTGGTCACCGTTGCAGGCGATCCAGCGGCAAGCGTAGTGGTTGTCCCAACGGCAATCGTGGCCGCCGCACCAGATGGCCCTGTTGGGCCGGGACTGCCAGTAGGCCCTGTTGGTCCCGTGGGTCCAGTGGGGCCGGTTGGACCTGTCGGTCCGGTGGTAGCAGACCAAACAAACGCAGTCCCGTTCCAGCCAAGATACGTGCTGGATACCGTCGGCGCAGTAATAAAGGTGGTTGCCCCAGCGCCAGATTGAACGTGGATTTGGTTGGCCGCTCCACCAGCAATATTGGTTGCGGTTGTTGCGCTTGTTGCAGTTGAGGCGTTACCACTCAAGGTGGCAGTAATCGTGCCTGCACTGAAGTTTCCAGAGGCGTCACGCGCAACGATGGTCGATGCTGTGTTGGCATTGGTGGCGTTTGACGTCACCGTAAAGGTGGAAGCGCCGGATTGGTTGGCGGTGAATGTGGCAGAACCGGATAGGCCCGTACCAGACACACCCATCGTCAAAGTGCCGTTGTTGACAGTGGTAGGAGTTGTCCAACTTGGAGCGGCGGCTCCGTTAGAAGTTAAAACTTGACCTGATGTGCCAGCGGCCAGTTGAACCGTTGTACCTGCCGCCGATTGATACGGAACTGTTCCAGCGGAACCACCTGCAAGGTTGGTTGCCGTTGTTGCCGTTGTCGCATTACCAGACAGACTGGCTGTAATGGTGCCTGCGCTAAAGTTACCCGAAGCATCCCGAGCCACAATGGCACTTGCGGTATTTGCACTGGTTGCTGTGGTGGCTGAGTTGGGGATGCTGGTCGATGCCGTCATCGCCCCCGTGCCGTTGCCGTACACATACCCGGTCAGGGTTGTGGCTCCCGTACCACCAGCCGCCACAGGCAAAGTACCAGCCACAAGCGCAGATGCGCTGGTCGAGTACAAAGCGTTGTTTGCACCAGTGAAGGTGGTCAACCCGGTACCGCCGTAAGCGGATGTAATCGTGCCACCGTTCCAAGTACCACCCGTAACAACGGTGGAACCCATGTTAAGAGCATTGGTGCCCCAAGTGACTGCTTCAGGCAGAAAGCCGTGAACATCCCATGTGCCCGCTACCGTGCCATTAGCAAGCAAAACCAATTCTGCCGCACCACCAGAAGTGATTGTGCCAATTGAACCGGAGGCGTAATCTTGTAAGGTCAGCGTACCGGTCGCATTGTTGTTAAACACAAACGCCACACCGGTGGTTAGCGTGGTGGCATCCGGCATTTTGAATGTCTGTCCGCCGGTCCCAACAAGGGTCTGTGAGTAACTAGATGCCGCAGTAAGCGTTGTGGTACCAGCCGCCGCAGTCGTGTCTGTGTTGGATTGATTTAAACGATTGACCGCAACGTTTTGGTTGGCGTCTCGCAACATGACGGAGTTTGCGCCCGAAGATGTCGTGACTCCCGTACCACCGTAGGCGACCCCCACAGTCGTGCCCTGCCAAGTGCCAGAGGCAATTGTTCCCAGAGGCGTGACGTTGCCGCTTGCGTCAAGGTTGACCGACCTGCTTGCGGGGTAAACGCAAAACACGGACGAACTGTTGCCCGCAAAGTTAATTTTGGCGGTGGTTCCAGACGAGTTGGAATAGACCGTGTCGCGGCTTAGAGTGTTGGGTGCGCCGGATGTGACGGTGCCAAGCCCAATCTCCCAAACCTGAGCGGTTTGATCGTAGATGGCATAGAACGTCGTGTTTCCGGAGCCAATCCCCGAAACGAACGACTGATAGCCGGACACCGCCCCGGCTAGGGACAGTGTACCAACACCACTTGTCGTGGTCGTTTCTTGAACACGATCTGCGACAACGAGGGCCATTTAGGACTCCTCAAGAGGTTGCGGTCGTGCTGTAGGTAACGCTGACGGTGTCCCCTGCGGTCGTGACTTTGGCGGTACTGAAAGCCCCTGCGCTATACAGGGTACCAGCAGTGCTACTCTGGGTGCTGACTGCGCCAGAGCCGGTCACCAAGAAACAGCCGCCAACCGTACCGCCGCCACCGGTGATGGTGTAGGTGATAGCCGAAGCGGACTTGGTAGTCACGTTGGAGGGGGTGGTGCCGCTCGAAGTGGCCGATGTAAACGAAGCCGTACCGCGCACAGCCGAACCACCAACCGTATAAGCGGTGAACTCAGTCCAACCCGAGTGACTTGCCATCGTGTCGGAAGCGGCGAAGGTGGGCGACGCGCCAGAGATTAGACCGAGGAACGGGCCAACTGTGGTGTAGGCTGAACCAGACAACAAAGTGTCCAGCATCAACTGTTTGCCAACAGCCACAACCAAATTGGGAAACTCTTCTTCCCACTTGATGTTGCCATCTTTATCGCGGCACACCACATGGTAGTAGCCTTCAACACCCACGGTCTCCGACATGACGGGACGGGTCTGCATGGTGACTTCAGCATGGTCGCCAAAGTTGGAAATTTCTTGAGTCATGTTGGCTCCTTATACAAGTCGAATGAGTGCCGATGTGCTGGTGTTGGCTGGCATCTGCACGGTGAAAGACACAGTTGAAGTTTTGTCGGAACCAAAGTCCAACACGCATACCGCCCCGTTGTCACCGGGCGTGTAGATCAATGCACCACGGGCTGTGATTGCTCCAGTCCACGCGGGGGCAGAAAAGTTGATGTAGGTCGTGCTCCCGCTGGAAGTCACTTCACTGGCAATCGACGCAGTCACAACCTGCCCACCAGCAACATAGTTGCCGCCAGATGCCTCGCCCGTGGTTGTGTAGGCCGTTGTGGTCGAGTCAAGTGTGGCCGTGTTGGTGTACAACGCCAAATAGAACGTGTCCGAGGCAAAGTTGATCGTGCCGTTGGCCAGACCAGAACGCAGGGTGTTGCACGAATAGTTGCCTGTAAAAGCCATCAAGCCACCCCGTTATTCTGAGGCAACGGCGCCGCACGGAACTGGCCACTGCGGTACGCATCACTGCGCTCCAGACCGTCACCCAGACGCTTGGCAAGGCCGAGGGCTTCCATGTACTTGGAGTTGTACAACTGAATCATGTCGGCCTCACCCTTCATGAAGGTGTAGGCTTCAACCAGCGAGCCGTACAGCAACACAGAATCAAAGTTGTCACCCAACCACGTACGCCCGTCTGCCGCCACAGTGATCGACTCGGGGTAGTAGTAATAGTGCAACTCAACGTTGTACGAGGAATCAGGTGTTGGCCCGACAATAAAAGTCAATTCATCGGTGATGGTTGCGCCATTAATCGTGGGACCAAACAAAGCGTAATATTTAGGGATGCCCGTATCTGTTGTTGGATTGGGATACGCCTGACGAATGAAGTTAACGTCCTTGTTCAACAAGTACTCGTAGTTGCCTGATCCGTCAATCACTGCCAACGAATACACAGACAAAAAATCATCTGGCGCAGACAAGTACTTGTTGCCGGACGTTAGGTTGCCCGTCACATTCTTACGAATCGACGGGAACTGCACCGAGTTGTAGATGCGCTGTTCAGCCTGCTGAATGAAAGTGTTTAACTGCGTCGTGGCCGACACAGCACTCCCACTGGCAAGGTAGGTATCCGGAAATTGGTTTTCCGTGTACGACTGAATGGCCGCAATCAACTCGTTGTAGGTCATGCCATCGGGCCTCTCGCCATCACGCCTTTAGTGGCCGCGCCAGTGCCACGAATCTTGATGCCGCTGGTTTTCACACCGGGATAGTCGGCGCTACGAGCGTTGGCAACGGACGTCTGCGAATCGCGCATGAACTTGTCGTTGTTTGCCTTGCCCGCCTCTTCCATGGGCTGATACTTGGGGTCTTTGTATTTGGTGGTAGCCATGTCAACCTCCACGACGGCCAGTAGATTTTTGGTTGGCAATCTTGGCCAGATTGCGGCCCATCTTGAGCATGTCGGCGTTGGTTTTGCCACCAGCGCGCAATTTCGTCACAGGTTTGCCCGGGTGCATGCGTTTTTCGTGCTTGTGCACTGCCGCCGCAACCATCTTTTTGTCCTGTGCCAAGTCTTTCTTGTCCATGTCCGACTCCTTATGTCGTTGATACCGATACTGTACCCAAATTTACCGTAATCACCAAGTTGTTTGGGGTGAGTGCGGCATCGAAAAAACTGGACCCGCCAACCGGGTTCCAGCCCCATTGAAAAATCCGGCTACCGCCGGTTTCTGTACCTGTTTGGTTAGGGCCCGGCCCTGACGTGTTTGAAATCTGCAACCCGCTTGTGCCGCCCAACAGATACGTGATGTCAGGCCGAGGATTGCGCACACCTTGTGGGTCGTCCACAGGGTACATACCCAATTGAAGTTGCGGATGATCTGGGTCCCAACAGGCGGTGCACACCAGCATGTTGACGTTTTTGGTCTTGAGCGTGTAGGTCTTCAGTTCTTTCAACTTGAACCGAAAATTGCACCGATCGCACTGGGCGATCGAGTACTTGCCTGACGCAAACCGGTTGGGCATCAGAAACTCCCAGCAATGTACTGGCGACGCGGCACAAAGCGCACAGCCGCCTTCTCGTGGTCTTCCTGAGACGCCAAGTCCCAAGCCTCGTCGTACTGTTGTTTGAGCACCGGCAGTCGATCCATCGCCCCGGGCACCTTCAAAGACATGTAATAGGCCAACCCCGCCACCATGCAGGGGATGAAACGGAAGGGCACGTCCATGACGTTCACGCCACCGCCCGCATCCTCGACCCGGCGCATGCGCCAGTAAACAAACTGGTAGTACGGACTGGCCGTGGTGCCGATGTTGGGGGTCGGCCACACCGTGATTCGGGGGATATTGTTGACATAAACAGCAGTACCGACGGCGGGCGAGGTCTGACTAGTGCCATTTTGCGCACGAAACACCCCGCCAACCGTGGTGCCATCCACGATCCAGCCGTAGTAGATGGTCTCGGTGCCTATGTTTAAATATCCAGTAGTGGGCAAACCTACAGTACTGGATAAAGTCACAGTCTGTGCCCCAGTATCCGCGCTCTGATAAGTGAAGCCGGTGGGGGAAATCTGCCCGTCAAGGCGCTGAATCCAAACCTGAATGGGTCGGGCTTGATTCAATTTGTTGGGGATCGTGGCGTAGGTAGAAACACTAATACGCGTGATGGTCAGGTCTGCCTGCGTGGCTTGCTGGTTGGCTTGCGTGCGGATGACGTGTTCCAACAAGTCCACGGTGTCGTTGGGCAGGGGGTAGGTATTCAAACCTTGAATCAGGTTGATCGTGCCCTGCTCAAACGTCCACATGTTGACGCCACGGTTGGCCCAATCTGCGAACATCAGGTTCATCGACCGGCGGGCAGTCTTCAGATCGTAGCCCGTGCGCATCTCTGAGCCGACGCGCTCAAACGCTTCCTCAACGATCTCGGTCAGATCGAGGTTAAATGCAGAGGTGCCGGAAGTGTTTGCCATGTCAGTCTTTCTTTGCGGTGACCACGTCATCGCCCTTGCGAACGGTGACTTTTTCGCCTTCCACATCCACACGCATGGGCAGTTCAGTCCGATCCAGTTTGTCCAACTTGTCGATCAACTGTCGCATGATCTCAAACTCAGGCTTTTCTTGCTTGGGATTAGCCCCGGCAATACCGTTGAGCATACTAATCAAGGCAGTCAATGCCGCACCCAGCAAACCCATTACGGCGGCAATTTTGTCAGAGTCCAACGCCAAGGACGCCAGCACCCCAATCACAACAATAAACGTGATGTAGAAAAGACCCTGCTTTCCAATAGCCTTTCCCGCCACTTCTTTGGCGGTCGAGTCTGCTTCAAGCCGGTTCAGTTCGGCTTTGGCTTTGGCTTTGAAAAGTTTGAGGTCTTCTTCCATCTCACTTCATCTTCTTTAGGGTCTGGGCAAGCCGAGCACGTTGGCCCATTTTTCCGGGGGCTTTTGCGGCGGCGGCAAGTTTTTTCGCGGGGATCGGTTTCCCTTCTTTCGCGCCAAGTGCTGACCTTAACGCGCCGGGTTTTTTGATCGCCTTCTGAATCCATTTATCGCTCTTGACTGCGCCACCCTTTTTGAGAACGCCACGCCCTTTGAGGACGTCCGCTTGGGTGACTTCGCCGTCTTTGTTTAGATCAGGAAATTTGCTTGCCATTATCGGTACCTCGCTGTTTTCTGGGCAATCTTTTTGGGTTGTGCAACAAACTGTTTGCCCGCCTTCTTCCCAGCCCTTTTGGCTTTGGTCGTGGCGGCGTACTCGGCAGGCGACAGGGCTTTGATGGCCGCTTCAGGCAAATACCGCTCACCCGTCTTGGAAGACGGTTTGCCAGACTTGGTGCGCCACTTCTGTGCCGTCCAGTCCTTGAGCGATTGCTGAGGGTTCTTCATTTATACCCGCCGCCCTTGGCCTTGTATTGCTTGGCCAGCAACTGCGCTTTTCTGGCGCTCCATTGCCCTGCCGCAGTGCCCTGCACCGCCCGAGACTTGATCGACTCAAACAGCGACTTACGCATCCCCGGCTTGGTGTAAACACCAGCCTGATTGACCTTAGACTTTACCTTTCCGCCCTCGGCGTACTGAGTAAAGTCGGTGTCGTCACGGCGGGCTTTTTTGACCCCGCCCGGCATTTTGCTGGGCAGAATGGCCCCCATGCCACGGCTGGGCCTCATTTCAGCACTTCCCGCCGTAGTTCATTTTCTTGGTCATGCCGCCCTTTTTCATGCCCAGCGGCTTGGAGCCAGCCATGCTGATCTGCTTGCCCTTGGTCTTGCCTTTGGCCTGCACCGCGTGCTCGCCGTGGGGCTTGTTGCCACCCGACTTGACAGCGCCCATTTTAGAAGCGGACATGCCGCCACCAGCCATTTTTTTCATCGCTTTCATACCAGACTCCTTGTCCGCTTTAACAAACTCTTTTCCCACAGACTGTGGGACGCCTGCTTTCTTGGCAAACGCTGGGTTGTTGGCCACCGCCGCCATGAAATTGTGTTGTTTCTTACTCGTGCTCGGCATCTTTCTTCTTTCGTCGGATCAATTCCGCAAAAGGTTTGCCAGAGACCATCTCAGCAATACGCATGAGCGTCCAAACAGCACCAATAAGACCAAAGATGGGGGTAAGCACGTTCAAAAATGAAGAGATAGCCGCAACAGCGGCCATGATGTCAAGCGTGTGCTTTACCGTATCTTGATGTTGACCCATGTCACACCATCCGTCCTTTGGTTTTGCCCTTAGTGGCACAGCCGTCAGCGGCTTTTACGTACCCACCGTCAGCGCAGTTCCAAGCCCGAAGGCTCTTGTTGATCCGACTGTTGGGGTCGTTGGCCGTTTTGGCAGAGGTCAACTTCTCTTTCATCCCCTTCATGCGGGCACAGAAAGAGTCGCGGCGTGCTCCGCCCTCGGGTTGGGGCCGTTTCAGCCCCGGTTTGCCCGGATTCGCGGCGTTGTAAGAGGCTCGGCCCTTGGCGTTCAAGCCGCCACTTGGGTTCTTGCCTTCTTTGCGTTGCCATGCTGGGGTCTTAGCCATACCACACCATCACTGAGGTCACGTTGGTGAGATCGACGTAAATGTCTGTTGAGAACAACACGCCTTCACCCGGAAGAATCAGGTAATCGGTGTTGGTGGACGAAGCCAGCGTGTTGACAGTCATTTTGGTGGAACCGCTGGCACCACCGTCTTTGAACACAACACTACCCGCACTGGCGGTTGGCACAATCAGAAGTGCCTTCACACGCGAGCGCGCGATGCTGTCTCCGGCTTGGTTCAACAACTGACCGTCAGTCGTTCGCGGCTGACTCGCAAGGACGTCAGTTTGCATGACTGCCTCCTATTAGGCGATGGTGACGCCGCGAGAACCGATGATGGCCCAACCAGCCGAGGTGTAAACCAGTGTGGCGGTGTCGCCCACAGCGGTAAAGGTGATGGTCGAAAAACCAATCTTGGTGGTTGGGGTCAAAACAGCAGAACCGCCATCCACAGCATGCGCAATCACTTTGATCTCACCGAGCGTGCCATCAGCCAAAGTCAGGGCTTGAGCCGCGCCAGTGGTGGTCAGGTTGGTGTACGCGTTGGTAATGTCAACTGCGCCAGCGCCAGAGAGGGACTGCGTGCCCAGAACAACGCCGGTGTCAAAAGTAGAGTTGACGGTGACTGCACCGGTGGTGCTGTTGACAGTAATGGATTGGAAGCCGTTTTGCGACCGAACCGGGCCGCTGAATGTGGTGTTTGCCATGTTCTTTCCTCACATGCGAGAAATGTTTGGGTGTTCTGTCTGCATGTCGTCAGCCGGGACTGTCAGAACACCGGGAACCCCGGAATGAAGTCAATATACAGCAAAAGAAAAGGGGGCGCAAGGCCCTTTTTAAAGGTAGTGTAGCCACCCAGTCACAACGTACTTTTCTTGGGTTGGTGAAGCAATCCCTCGGTGGGTGTGCGTCCAATCAGCGGGCCAAATTAGAGTCAATCCTTTACGGGGCTGAATTTTTAATTTTTGTAAATCAAATTCTGTTTCGCCTGCATCTGTTACGTCGTTTAAATACGTCATAAACACCAAATGACGAGAAGCGGCCTGTATCGTTTTTGCGTTTGTGCGCTCTGTGTGCCACTCAAAATACCCGCCGCCGGGGGCATATTTTTGAATTTGTGGGTAAGTGTATAACCCAAAAGGGCTATACATATTGCATTGTGGGTATTTTTGAATGTACTGGTCTATTACTTTTTGTAACTGGACCATGTACCTTAAACCAACATCACCAGTAATATAGGATTCTTCTGAGTCTTTTATGGTTTTATCAACAACCCCAACCCCATCTCGCACGGCTTCGCCAATGTGTTTTTCTGGATTGGCCTGATGCAGTTGTATAAGGTCATCACAAACCGAAATATCTTCCAAGTAACTTTGCAGAATAAAAGATTCAGACATGAGGGTCTCCTATAAAAAAGGGGGCGCAAGGCCCCCTTCTCCGTAGGTCAAACCCTTATCAAGACGATCCGGAAGAACCCCAGATGCCCAGAGGATCAGACCAGCCGAACGAATAACGCTCGCGGGCCTTGTAGCGGACGTTGCCGGTGTCGAAGTCGCCGTCCATCGAGTTAGCCAGAGGCATACGCTCGAAGTGCTTCAGACCGTTGGGTACATCGGTGGTCAGGAACCACGCGTTGGTGTCGGTCAAGAAGTGGTTGACGGTATAGCCTTCGGGGATCGCACCCATCTGCTTCAACGCGTTGATGTCGTTGTCAGCAGTTTGCACACGCAGTTCAGTGTCAAGCAGACGCTTGGCAACGAACATCAGGCTGGGAGGAATCACCAGTTTGCGAGGCTTGGCGGCGATCAGCAGACCACGTTCATCGGTCCACGCGGCGATCTGGATCACAGCGTTTTCCAAAGCGGTTTCGTTCAGATCAACACCAGTGGTGGGGCTGTTGTAGTTCACACCGCCAGAGACCAGCGGGTGACCCACACGGGTACCACCAGAGTTGTTACCAAACAGCGACACACCGTCGCCACCAGCGTAAGCGCCATTGAAGCCGTTGTTCAGAACAGCGGCGGCTTTGACTTGCTTGGTGTACGACATGGCACGGGCCAGAGCCTTGGTGTAACGAGCAGACAGGCTGTCGTACAGGTTGTCTTCGATCGCCTCTTCGGTGATCGAGAAACCCAAAGCGATGGTCTCGTGGGTGTAACGGGCGGTGAACGCCTCTTGCGCGTTGTCGTAAGCGATGGCAGAGCCTTCGTTCTTGACAGGCGCGGCGCTGAAGCCAGCCAGTTTGGTTTCTTCTTCGAAACTACGCTCCGATTTCTCGGTCTCGTAGATTTCCTTGTGCTCTTCGCCGTAACGGGCGTACTCCATGCCAAACAGAGCGTTCAGGCCGGGGAGCAACTCTTTGAGTAGTTGTGCGCGTGAAATAGCCATTTTGAGTTACTCCTTACAGACCAACAGCGTTGGTATAGGTGTGATAGCCGGGGTTGATCTTCACGTAGACGTCGGTGTAAGCGTCGCCCACAACCGAGAAGCCTTGCACGTTCGGGAACCCGACAACACGGAACGCGGCAGTGGTAGTGACCGCCGAGGAACCAGCCACGATGGAAGCCGTGGAGTTGCCAGTGGAGGTGCTACCAGTCGCCACAGCGCCAGTAGAGAAGAACACGTTTGCACCCACAGCGGCTTGCGTAACAGAGCCAGCGGACTGGACCTGAAACACCACGTTGGGGTCGTCAACAACCGACGCCTGAATGACGCCAGTCGTACCCGTGGGGTAGTACTGCGAGAAGATCAACTGCCCTTGGGCGTTGTAGTACGAGCAACCAACAAACACACCCACGATACCGGTATTAGCGGTGCCGGTGGGGAATCCATTGGTGGTCGCATCAGCGCCAGTGGCGGTTGCCACAGCCAAGTATCCGCTGGCATTCACATACACGGGCGAGCCGTTGTAAATGTTCGCGGCAGTACCTGCGGGGTCGATGAGATAAGTACGGGTTGCGCCCGCATAGGGGGTGCCACCCAACTGGTTGACGGGCCGTAGCCCGTACGGGGATGCTACTGATGCCATTTATGGCCTCCTTGTTTACTTTGAACCTGAACCAAAGCCCCCGCCGCGCGTCGTGGACGATTTCTTGTCCGAGAACAGCGGCATGCGCGGGTCATTGTTTCGCAGAAAGTGGTTGTCCACTGAGTCCATCTGTCCCTGCGCTTGGTTGTTGTAATAGTCTTGACGAGCGCGGTATTTCTCAACAGGCATCTTGCAGAGCATGAGGCCGCCGATTTCCACGTTGCCGGTCTTGTCATTACCCAACAGCATCAGTTCCGGATGGTCTTCTGCCTTCACCGGCTCCCAGCCTTCGCGCATCTTGCGAGACACGTTGGTCGGGTCGGCCTGTCCCAGAATGTGAGTGGCTACCCAGTGGTAGACCCATCCCGGCTCAGGTGTCGGATCAGGCAGGTTGCTCGGCGGCACATAGACTGCACGAGCGGATTTTTCGCGTGACTTCAAATCACGGGGGGTACGATCTTGGGTTTCAACCATTTTGGGCCTCCAGTTTCAAAATTTCCTTCACATACATTTGTGGATCAAGGTTGTACTTTTTTATTAA